TGAGCATCTTCAATTTTGATATGAAGACGCAGATTTCGGAGAGTTCGAAACAGTGTTTTCCGTTTCGTTCCCTTGATCTCGTTATTGACCTGTTGCGCAAAGGTTGCGCAGGGTACAAAGCCTTGTTGAAAAAGATGGCATCGAAGCATTCCGTTGGTGTAAACCAAGAAACCAAATTCGATGACATTAAAGGTATTGTACGACAGGTGCTCCACCACACGTTCGCTTCGTTGCGTTCGCGTGATGAACTCCGGGGCCTAGCGGACCCCACGGAGACGTCTACTCAAGACGGTTTCCGTCCACCGATCAGCTCTGGTATTGGTGGGCTAATCTCGAAACTGGCCTCTAACCTAAGGCCAATGGACGTTCGAGTCCTGTATGGCATCTGTAGCCTACAGGGAGGGATCATGATGCAGCTTGATCACCTCGAATGCGTGCTACGCTTTGCACGCGGTTTCTTTGAGCAACTCGCCGATTCCGGTTTCCTTCAGGAGACCCACGGCGATATTCCATCACTTCAATTCTGCAAATTCCTTCTTAAGCATTCCCAGAAGGACCGTAATGATTACATTAAATACGGGAAGTGGTGGTCGAGCAGTTTGCTGGCTCATCTGCTCTTAAAGAAACGTTTTCCGCAAGAAGTGGAAGCTCCCGACGATCCCTCTTGGGATATGTACTGTGGTACGTCAGGTTGGCTCCGTTATAAACTCAAAAATGCTGTTCACTTTGGTGGACACGGTCATCGCGGCCGGCGCCTGAAGATGTGGCATCTTCTCTGTGGCGTGCAACAACTGAAGCGTAATTTCCTCCCAGTTGATGAAGAGTTTGTGCTTCGTACTCTGTTGAAGCATAAGAAGGCAATGCAACGCCCTCCGGGCCCGATGAACTCCGGGCAACTTCTTGCTACCATTCCGTATGGCGAGCGTAGGTTTCGCGATTCAACGTGGACTCTCGTAACTGAGCCCCTGATTCGTGATTCTCGGCGCGACCTACTACGACGAAAGCTTACTCCTGCCTCCCCCGATTTGTTTGTGGAGGAGGTCTCTGCTAAAATGCAGAAGGTTCTCGCGGGTTTTCGACCCACGTTACCACGTATGATGCAACCCTCCGGTTCCGCTTGTTTTGAGGCGGGCCGCTCGAAAGGCGGCGCATCCCGATATTTGAAGGACGAACATTTCGAGTCCTGTTACGCCAGTACCCTTGCCTTGGGCGGCGATGGCGTATTGCTCATGATGGATTATTTACCACATCTGGGCGTCAAATCGGTTTATGGTATTCCTTACCCTGAAATCTCGGGTTTGCTGACAAAGACTACAGCAAGACTTTTCGCGTACAAGCTTTATAGTACCGAAGTCAGGAAAGAACTTGAGCTCCCATGCTCACTTACGAAGGATACTGATGATACGGGTCCTGACAACATTAATTGTCGTGTTGCCGCTGTGAAAGAACCAGGTAAGGTTCGTACTGTCACCGCTGGCGAGGCATTGCCTTATTGGCTTTCTCGTTCCTTTCAGAAGGACATCCATGCCTACATTCGTAAGATTCCGCAGTTCTCTCTCTGTGGCCAGCCCCTTGAGCGCTGGCATCTTAAGTTCCTTGACCGTTTATCTTCGGAGTACGGTTGTTTTCAAGGTTTTACTTTCGATGGCGAGAGAACCGTCTGGGTTTCCGGTGACTATTCCGGCGCGACTGATGAAATTGATATCAGATTGACACGCGCATGTCACGGGCTCATGATGGATCGACTCTGTGTTTCCTTTTCTGAACAAGGATTGCCTGCAGAGCAGATCGCGCAGTACGTCTCGGTACTCAATGCGTGTATTGAACCGCACGTGGTTTCCTATCCTAAGAACTACGTCGAGACGGTGGAGGGTTCCGACCAGGATCTGTCCCCTTGCACACAGCTGAACGGCCAGCTGATGGGATCGACACTTTCATTCCCAATCCTGTGTATCGTGAACTTTTGTGTTGGCTGGCTTGCTATCTGCCCGCACGTTGAGGACTTTACCAAGGTCCCCATTCTTGTAAACGGTGACGATATCCTTTTCCGTTGTCGTGAGTCGCAATACTCCGTTTGGTGCGATCACATCAAGAATGCTGGCTTCCGACGATCGATCGGTAAGAACTTCGCGCATGAAGATAAAATTTTTATTAATTCCCAGCCTTGGGTCGCGCGACCGCGTAGTGATTTTGCGGAGTCGAAACTTTGCGAATTCGACTATGTTCCTTTCTTTAATACTGGCCTGATGCATGGCCAATCGAAAGTTGCCAAGCGTGCTCCCGTAGAGAACGAGGAGTCATCGAAATTTCAGCCGTTGTATTCGTTGCAACCTGAGGCTGTTGAGGGCGCTTTGGACTTAGAGCGCGCGGTTCGGCGTTTCCACACTGTCAACCGTGAACACCTCTCTTTTGCGTCGAATGGTGGATTCTTCTCGCATCACGCTCCGCGTGAGTTCTATGGCCTCGGAATGGTCCCGACGAAGAATGCTACATTTACACCCTTCCAGACCCGCGTTGCTAAAGCGGTTGTTCAGTCTGGTCTGGAGCTCTCTAGCCAAGGAAAGCTCTTTATGGGTGACGGTACGTGCTATAAGTCGCGTCATGACCTATCTAGACAGCAGATGCGTCTGGGTATGTACCGTGGTGAAATCGTTCCTCCCAGTGTTATGCGTCCTTCCGCAACTGGTTATACTGTGTTATGTGCTAAAGAACACGAGGAACTTGGCCTGTCCGAGGACATCGTCAGCGATGGTGAAGCCATGATGTTGTGCAATGCAACGGCTCTCGCTCGACGTCTGAAGAAGTGGCTCCGTCAATTTTCGAATGACGAACTGGCTTGTCGCCAGTTTTCCGATGAATACATGATGCTTGGTTTCAAACAGCGTCGTCTGTCGGAAGACCCTATCTTCGATGTCCTTCAGATTTCGGACAATTAGGTGTGTCGATTCGTCCACACCGCACCACGGCCTGTAAGGCTTCGTTGGTGTTGGTTAGAGGCCCATTCCTCCGGCATCGGACTCCTTTATGGAGATAAGTACAAGTCGTGGGTGTGCACGAGGCCCCTGTAACTGGTTGCGTAACCGGTATAGCCTGTAAATTAGGGATAAACACACGACTCCGTAACCCGGTTTAAAAGGAGTGGATTTCTAGACTCCATCAACGCTGTTTTATGCGTTGTGGTGCGATGTAAACGATCGTCGCACATGTGAGTTATGCTTTGACTTAAAAGCAGGGATAGTCCTTCGACCTGAGCATGTCGTTAAACTGCTCCGATGAGCCTGATGGCTCGGTCGGTTGGTCCTGGCCGTGAGGCCGTGTCCGTGAGGACGTAGTGAGTTGTTCGAAGCTCACAGGTTAAATCCTTTGCTACAATCCCGTGAGGGAGCATCGGTGACGGTGTTGTCAACCGGAAATGGTTCTGATTACTTTTCGTAAGGAAAGGAACCTATAAAGGAAGACAGTTGTAGACCTGCCGAGCCTGAGGGCTCTTCGACTCCTGGTCACCTAGACAGGTGGGGTCGCAATCACTCTCTAGAGCAAATGCTAAGCTCGAGTTAACCCAAAACGGTAGGTGGAAGACATTCCATCTCTAAGATTTCCGTACTAAGGGCCCGCCTCTGTGAGGTTGTGTGTCCGGAAGTAGTCGACAGACTGCACGGGTTGTGATTGGTTGCGATGAACAGTCGCTGTAGGCAGATGTGCCTCCGGAAGATTTATTGATGTGGGTCCGGCGCCTTCGGGCAGATCCGGAATCGTTTATCGAGTGGCGGGTTGTAACCGTCGCCGTGGCCTCCGTAATGGGCCCCACATGCTGCGAATTCCAAATCGCAGGCTCTCCGGTGTTTGGAACAGGTATCCCATGTTATCCAAACAGGGCAAAGCCAAACGAGGTTCGGCTAATGCAAAGAATCAACCTCGTCGTCCAGCACGTAACGCTGGTAAGCCTTCTCGTTCTCAGGCTAGTAGGAGAACCGTTGCGCCTTCGCGCAACCCTCGCCAGAAGCTCCGTTCCAAAGGAGGTCTTGCTGGTACTTATGCCTTGCCTCCTCAGGTAATGCAATCTGTCCGTCCGAACCCCTTTCCGGTGTTCGAGAGGGCCGCTCCTCATGAAGATTTCCCAGAGGGCGGTTTGCGTCTTGGTTGTTTCAGTCGACTTGTGAACCTGACAACCAATGCTGGTTCCCCATTGATTTTGGGGTCGACGCAAAGCAGTATCTGCGTAAGTCCGAATGGTGCGTTCGTGACGACAAACACGATCGGGGATTTTCTTGCCCCGACGACTGACTTTGTCCCGCAGGTTGCGCGTTATTTCCGCCGGTGGCGGTGTCGAAAGATGCGCTTGCATTACGTCCCTGGTGTCGGGACGATTGTTGCAGATTGGGATGGTGTTAAAGGGATTACCTTCTCCTTTGACATGGACGCTCCGGTTCTTTCAACCGAGGCCACACCGACCGCGAATACTGCCGTCGGTGCCCGATCAATCTCTATCACACCTTCTATGCCTTGCGTCTTTGACGCGGTCATCCGTCAAACCGCTAGTCGGGACGATGAGCTCTATTTCATGAGCGGGGCAGGCGATTCTGTGGCTATTACAGCACAGTTCGCCGAGGTGCGTCAGCTGTTTCAGGGTGGCGTCTTCGTTGTCGCGGACAACAACGCCACGGCCGGATCTGTAGTTCTTGGAACAATCTGGGCCGAATATGAGTTCGATGTATATGGCTTTACGAACCAACCTGAAATTGGCAACATTCCTGCATTGAGGAAGAAGCGTCTCGCTGCTTTGGCAAAGCGCGAGGCTGAGGAAATCCCTGACGCGGGAGATTCTAAGCGTCCATCCGTGGATTATCCGGATGCTGATGGAGACTTCGTTGATTTGACTCCGAAGTCTGCTCACTTGTCGTCCGGTCTCGCCAGACCGGTGTCTGTCCTCGCTTTAGCTGCGAAGGAGCCGACAAGTGCCAGCCGCCCGCCTTCTTTGAAAGGGACTCGCTAATGGTATGCTGCACCGTCTTCGGACGTGATCGCCGCATAAGCGAGTTTGGGAAGATCCCAGGCTGGGAATCCGCTTTAGTTCAGCGGCCGCAGTGTTCTTTCCTGCGCGTTACTACACTACACACATATGTACCTTGACACTCTCGATATCGAGTTTCTAGCCTAAAAGGCAGCTGTCTCCCGTTGTAAACGGATCTACCGCGACTAACCTATAAGTCGGTGGTGATGGACACGGTGTACTCAGATCTGCCCTATGGCCGGAAGCAATTCTTCCACGATCGAGTTTGGTGAATTCCTATGAATATCACCGTCCTAACTAGTTGAATCGTCTGTCGACTGACTTCTCCTGCATCAGGTTAACTCCGGATGTAAGCAGGGTAGCTCGGTTTTGAGCACTTCCTAGTTAGTGTTTTAGTGGTTGCAATAGTTGTTGCGAACCTTGGCCTTGGTACGGCCTGTGTAGTCTTGCGGAATTAACCGCGGAGGGGTTGAGCGCCCCTGGAGAATATGGTATTCTCCTCTCAAATGTTATGTTAACACGAGACATCCCCCTCGTGCACCGGCTGGTCAGACCGGAACACTACCTATAAGATGTGCTCAAGATGCCGCTAATCGCAATGCAACTCCCTTTGATGGGACGCACCTGCGTGACGCGGTGTTCATGGTCCAAACGGCATAGTATCGCCGATGGTAACCCCTGGAACCTGGTCCTCTAACTGATGTTAGCGTTTCGACGCGAAGCAGAGCAGTGAGGCCTAAGGAAACAGTGAGGCTATCATAGTGACATGATCAATCTATGAACCTTCTTGGTAGAACTCGTCGACTGTGAAGTCGACGCCAAGAG